CTAGATCGGAGCGAGTTTTGCAGTATCCCGACCAGTAATCTTAGACTGGCCAGTCAGCAAACCGGCATTCAAATATCCTAAATGTTGGGGAACATTCTCATTATCAGAGTACAACTGTGAATTAACAGTAAAGTACTTCGGATGAATGTAGTTCTTACCCAAGGATAACTCGAATCCCACATGTTTCACCTCATCTTGCCACAAGTCATAGAGATTATCATCAGCGCGAAAGAGGATATCATCCCCATTCACAAGCACTGGCAAATCTCGAATATCAATCTCACGATCTAGATACTTCTCAAGAGATCTCCAATAGGCGACCAAGTTTACAATACACAGGATAGGGAAAGACAATGTCGATCCCATCAACTGTCCTGTTGTTTGATGAACTGGTTCAAGCCCACTAGAGGCTGGATAATGAATCTCCTGCTCATATAATACAGAGCGGAGAATATCCATGGTCTCAGGATGAATCTTAAGAAGACTCATTTTCAAACTAGATTCGAAGGCGGCCTTGGTGTGACGAATATCCAAAGAATCGGTTGCGGCGGAGTAATCCCCGGAAACCCATTTTGGAAAATTCAGTCCCAACTTCCGTTCTCTTTCTTTGAGATTGATCAAGTCTACAGACCCCAGAGGTCGTCCGGTGAGGACGAACTGAGGAAAGGATTGTAAATATTTCCACATGGCCTTCTGATAGAAGCGGGAGATCCAATAGCGATAACTATCGCCTTTTGTGATCAACCGCACCTTCAAAGGTTCCAACACGGCAGAGACCATCACATTATGTGACCCCTCTCTCGCAAGCTTCACCGCTTCGCGAAAGTTTGGAGAGTACTTACCATAAATGGTTTGTACCTTCCCGGGACGTGTTTCTACCATGGAAATCAATCCTTCTTCCAATTCCTCCCGAATGAATCCTCGGGCACCACCTTGAGTTCTTTTCGATTGAAAAGACGCCGCTGAGGAAGCTTCAAAAAGCTTCTCTACAGGAGGGCGAAATTTATCGAAAATTTCATCATACCGTGCCTTGTGGTCGGAATCAGGTGCAATACCCCGGGGTTCCGCAGAGAGTGCCGCACGATGCTTCTCGTAAGCAGATTGAACAAAATCATCTGTTACTGGAGCCGCTGCGCGTTTCACCCCCTGCAGAATCCCGAAGAACAATCGGGCATTGCGATCCGTCTTGGAGACAAGACGAGACTTGAGTAGGCGTTTGACTTTACCGATGAACAGAGGATTTCCTTTAAATCCTTCTGGTACATCTGGC